CCATCTTCCATCATTCTTTGAGGGGTTTTGTGCCACAAATAAAACAAGTAACTTGTATTATGTAACAGCCTATCACTACCACCGATAACAGAGGAGTCGAAGTCTTCGCCTTTTTCTATATGGATACCAGAACGATTCATTTGTGCGGCTGTTAGCAAAGGTATCTTTAACTCTCCTGCTACGTCTTTTAGCCTTCCCAAAATCTGACCAAGGAGTTGGTACTCTTGTAGTCCGGTGTTGTTATCTTGAGGAAGTTTGATGTAGTCAAAAAAGATGGCTTGTATATTGTGTTTTACATGATACTTCCTTGCAAGCGAGACAACCTGTGCTGGGCTGTAATTCGGCATGTATACATGGTAAAAAGGTATGTTCTTCAATACCTCTTTTGCCTTCTCAACTCGTTCTACTTTCCAAGGTTCGGTAATAAACATACCAGTTATAATGTCTTCTTCGTCTACTCCTGAAAGTATCGCCCACAGCCTTGGTCTTACATCTTCTTCAGTGTCCATCTCTGTGTCAATATAAAGAATAGGAGCCTTCTGCCTAACAGCAATGTTGATAGCAAAATTGTTTAAGAGGAGACTTTTCCTTGACTTGGAGCGTGCTACAAACAAATAAGCTCTGCCTGGTCTAAATCCACCAATTGCTTTATCTAATTCGGGGAATCCACTTTTTAACCCAGGGATAGGATTAGGATTCTCAATGATATTATCTAGCCATTCATCAATTCCTTCTCCTATCTGCTTTACTCTATCTCCTGTTTGAAGATTAAGTTCCATAAAGCGTTGTTGTTGTTTGCTTACAAGAGAAGTCGCATCGTCAACATATTTTTTATCATCCAGACAGTCTTCAATAACGTTCAATGCCTCTCTGTACGCCTTTCGTCTAATGGAGGCTGTACTCACAAGGCGAACGTTATAATCCAAGTCAATGTTAGATGTGTTACTCATAGCAATACGCCTAAGATATTCTTCTCCACTTGTTCCTAATACGTCATTACCCTTTGATACAGCAAGAATATTCGGTACAGTAACTTCAATCCCCTTCTCGGATAATCGAAGCATAATTTTGTAAATGAACTGGTTGACGCTACTGTTGAAATCGTCCTCTTTTAAGAGGGTAGCAACGTCATAAATTTTGTCAGGATTATTAAGAATAATTGCAAGAACATTTCGTTCGGCTCCTGGGCGTTCAATTTGATTGATTATTTGTTCGTGTTCTGCATAGTTCAAGTTCTACCCTCCAAAGTCTCTAAGTCGTAATCTATAGTGCATTTGCTTAAGCACATCGTAGAGATTCTGTAAGTGGTCAGCCCACCCTTCAAGAAGTTCTTTTTGCATCCGTAGCTCATCCACTTCTTTTTTGACTGTTTTCAGGCGTTCACTTTGCTCTAATGCTATAGCTTTCTTCTCTGTTAAACTCATTTTTCCTGCTACATTTGTAGCTAATCTGTTCCAATTGTCAATAAAATAATCATTCCGCTCATTATAAGCTGAGTTAACGATGCGATACTGCTGTGCTACATATGCAATAAACTGCGCTATCTTGTATTGCATAGAACTTGCAAGATCCATATCGTCAATCGAACCAACTGCAACAGCATCCATATTTAGGACTTCTTCTATGCCATCAGGAGGTTCCAGTATCGGTATTTTCATCTGGACTAACTTCTGTTTGCTCCTCTGCAACAACTCGTTTGTCAAAGTTCAAGATCGCCCTCACTTTCTGATTTATTTCATTAAACAGCCCCTCGTCCTCACCTAAGAGCTTAACAAGATTTTTCTCTCCTTGGGCGATAGTTCTATCTTCGTATTTAAACCATGCCCCTGCTTTTTCGATAACTCCAAACTGAACAGCAAAATCATACAAGTCAAACTCTTTACTAATTCCCGTATCGAAATCGATTCGAAAATCGGCACGTTTATACGGAGGTGCTACTTTATTTTTGACCATCAGAACGGTTCCTTTTTGGGCAACAACCTCCTCTCCTTCCTTAATAAGGTCAGAACCTCTCCTTGATACCTCGATGCGAATACCGAAGCTGTGCTTGCCACCCCAGCCACCTGGAGAATCTGCCTTTTGAAACATATTTGGACTTTCTCTCCACTGGTTTGTGAACAAAAAGATGGTGCCTGATGTCTTGACAAACGCCCTTGTCTTATCAAAAAACTGAGCCATCTTTCTTGCACGTAATCCTACCGTGTCCTGGTCAATACCTCTATCCAATACAGCTTGTGGTGTTAAAGCAGCAAGAGAGTCTACTACAATCATATCTACTGCATTGCTTCGAATAAGACCTTCTGCAATCGTTAGAGCTTGTTCCAAGCTATCTGGTTGCGATATAAGGAGTGTGTCTAGGTTCACTCCGTTCTTTTGTGCCCAGACAGGATCAAAGTCTTGCTCCACATCGATGAATCCTACAACTCCACCACGCTTTTGCATTTGTCCCATAAACCAATAACAAAGGGTTGTTTTGCCTGCCTGTGGCTTACCGAAGATTTCAACAAAGTCACCTCTTGGCAATCCGCCACCTAGTGCTAAGTCAATCGCTATAAGTCCCGTGGACTCTCTAGGAATATACAGACTCTGCCCGAAGTTTGTGTACATATCGATTGCTGTCTCTCCGCAATCTTTTTGGATATTTTTTAGGGCAGACTCAAGCATTTTGACCTTATCTTTACTTACTCCTTGATTCAAAAGCTCACTAAACCCTTTTGCAATCTTTTTGGATATTGTAATTCACCGCCTAGTCCAAGCCGAATTCTTTATCTAAGAGCCGTTCGGCTTCTTCAATTTTCTTCTTGAGCATGTCTACATCTAGCCTATCGTACTCGTATTCATAGACGTACACTAAGGGCATAGCTTTTTCGTAACACCATGTACTTTTAAGCCTATCTCTCCTTTGAGAGTCCATGAAATTATGCTTCGTCTTATGAAAATGGGGAACGAATTTATCATGTTGTTCTCCTTGGCACTCTACAGCTATGTTAAAAGGGAAGTCTACAACAAGATCGATAAACAAACTTCTACCATTAATTTTAATAGGCACCTCTTCTTTAATAGGACAACTAGGGTATATTTGCTCTAACAGTTCTTTTGTTTTTTTATGAAGTTTACTAGCCAAATTATTTCTCTCCTATTATAATTCTATTCCAAAATCTAATAGTGTGCTCAAATCAACTTGTTCAGTGTTTGCTTCTTTTCCCACATCAGGAAGTGTATCCCAACTATCCTTGTACTCTTGAATTTTCTTGCGGTTCTCTTGAAACTGCTTGTACCTAGGAAGCAACTTGTGTGCCATACTATCAACCAAATTAAGACTAAACATATCAATCTTCTCGATGCGAAGAATATAATCTACCATCCAAATTGATTCATCCAATCCAAACCGCTCAATAAGATCTTTAGCAACATCAAGTTGTCTTTGGTACCAAGAGCTTTGTGTTAAAATCTTTTTCTTCGATTTCTCTAAAAAGAAATTCAAAAGTTTTGTTGCATCAGTATAGTCTTCTTCTGGGAATAAAATCTCTCTTTCTTTACCAACCCCTTTAATTTCAATTACACCTATGTCTGCAAGATTCTTTTCTATCTTCCTACAAACTCCTGTACTTACTTTAGTTCGTCCCGAAAGATCCTGTGCTTTTAGTGTCCTGAGAGCTACATAATAACCTAATGTTCTTAGATCATAGTGTGAGAGAATTTTTTCTACAATCTTTTCGTTCATACCCATCACCTTTCATCTTAGTATACGAAAGATAATCATTTTCTTGACAACTATTTTTTTAAAAAGGCAAAAGATATTTAGGGAGAAACACGCCAACTTACGAGTTGGCGCATCTCAATGTCACAAGTTTTCAACTGCCCATGCTGTAAGCTTAGAGCGTAATCCACTATCTGTAAGGTGGATGTGGACAATCAAATCCGTGTTACCGATTTTATTAATTAAATATGTGAGTCCATTTGTATCTTGTGTAAGAAATCTGTTGTCGATTTGGGTCACATCACCCATAAGTACAATTTTACTCTTATCTCCAACCCTTGTAAGAATCGTTTTAATCTGTTCTATTGAGATATTCTGTACTTCATCAATCAAGATAAAGCGATCATACAAACTGCGCCCTCTTAAATACGTTAGTGCTTCAAGTTCTATTAGTCCAGAACTGACAAAATGATTAAATCTATCCTCTTCACCGATGAGTTGTTGGATGTTATCTCTGTAGTTACCGAACCAATTAAATAGCTTTTCTTCTTTTGTCCCCGGTAAGAAACCTAAATCGTTTCCAATCGGAACATTGGGTTTTGATAGCATAATTCGGCTAAACTCCTGTCTTTCAATTACTTGTTCTAACGCTACTGCTAGAGATAAATATGTTTTCCCACATCCCGATACTCCTGTTAATACTACTACGGGAATGTTTGGATTAAGTAACGCATCGAGAGCACATGTTTGTTCTGAATTTTTAGGTTTTATCCCGAATGCTTTGGGGCTTTTTACGAGAACTAACTCGTCTGTGTTGATGTTATATCTAGCAAGAGCAGACTGCGATGTCCCAGAAATACTTTTCAAGGTCACATATTCATTAGGGTAAAAATCATCAAAGGTATTTGGGATACCCTTGGCACTATAAAGCTCGTCAATCGTTTCACCGTCTACATATAACTCATGAACAACTCCACTTCGACTTCTTTTTGGGGTTGGTTTATATAGTTTGACTCCCCACGATTTAGCTATTAACTTTAAAGAAATATCTTTGGTGTACAAATATGTGTCAGGATAATGTTGAGAGACTATATCTACCACATCGAGGACTTTGAAATCATTCCTCTCCTCATGACCTCTGTCATCCCAAACTACCTTTAGTTCAGAGTTTGAGTTTTGGAGCTGGATGCCTTTGAGAATATCTCCCTTCTCCAGCAAGGCATCTAGCTCCCTAATTACTTTTCTAGCTTTTTGTCCTATGCTACCATCACGAGTCTTGAGATCATCCAATTCCTCAAATACAATGGCGGGAATAACAATGGTTGAATCTTCGATGTGAAGTACTTTTTCAAATTCATCAATAAGAACGTTTGTATCTACGATTATATTGGTTTTATTTATCAAGTGTATGCCCCCACTCTCGAAATTTAAGAATTCCCTCTAACAAACCAAGCTACGATTGCTCCAAATGTGATGCCAATAACCCACTTGATTAAATCTATCCACTCTTTGTTAGAACTACTCTTTTCCTTCCGAGAGGTAATCATTACCTTAATTTCTCCCAATTGCTCCATGATTAGTTTTTGATAAATTTTTGATTCAGCTTGACCCTCTTTAAGCTCTGTGATGTCCTCTGCAAACTTCTTGTTTGTTTCTTTTAGCTCTTTCACGTCATCTTCAAGCCTAACAATTCTGGCTTCTTGTGCTTGTTCCAATTCTGTATCACCTCGCGAGAAATTTTCTCACTCCCTTCCTCGAGGTTGCTATAGCCACGGTGATGAGTCCGATTAAGGGTAAAAACTGTACGCCGAAAACCAAAGAAATACCAATACCCGCCAACAAATGTTTGAGCTTGTCTTGCTTAAAAATCATAGCGTAACTTCACAGTCAAACCCCATCTATCCGCTGACCAGTCTTGATCCGATTGAGCGAACCAGTGATCACACCAACTTGTCACCCGTAGAGAGAAGTCCTTGTAACGTACCTCGGTATAGACCTCATAATCTAACCTGTAAGGAACCCAAGCTGGAATGAAATGTTTGAAACCATACTCCGGGGCATACGTAGCCATTGATGTACCTACAAGCCACCAATCTGTGAGGTGCTTGTCTACAGTCAATACCCATAACCAATCCCGGTTCAGCGTGTCATACTCTACGGAAACGTGCCCTCTAATCTCCGCATAAACGGGTAAACTAAGTAAAACGATGAGTAAAATGACCAACGCTAACTTTCGCATAATTCACCCTCCTTATAGTTTCATGATGTACGCTAAGGCGTAACTTCACGGTCCTTCTAACCTATGGCATTTCGGCGGAATCTAACATACAAATCTACAGGTCTCTTAGAGACTATATGACCCGTGTACACGTCAAACCATACCTGATTGTAGGAAACTAGCCTCAACTTTACGCCCAAGACCTTGCCGCTTCCAATGGGACTGAGAGAAGCTGGTTCGTGTGGCCCCCTATCCATGTATGCGCCAATGTAGGGTTCCGTCCACGCAATCCCGTCGCCAAACTGAACAACGAAACTTTCCCCCATTGTACCAAGGGGTTGATGGTTGAACACAATCCAATTCCTATACCACAAGTCACGTGGTTCCATCCAATTTATATTAGGCCATACCGCCAAATTCCAATCATCTCGATCAGATGCGACGGTCAAAGTAGCGGGGGCGACGCCCGCGGCATTAGCCGATTGAACGATTGCATACGCCACATTCAACCTATCGTAATCGATTGTCCCAACTCTGATATGGTCAGCGGTAAGTCCACCGTACCCTTCAATCCCCTCTATGATTTTTTCGGAAGATAAATGACCACCAAACGTCCCCTTGGAGGCAAAGATGGACCCGTCTTCCTCCACTCTAAAAGGTGCGCTTGTAGGAATTTGACTTCCAGCCCAAAAGCGTACACCTCCAACACTTGATATACCAGCACTTTTTGATCCTCCAGAACCTACATTGAGCGTCTGGTTAACAAAAGCGTCTTCTGCAAGCAATAGTTTTGTTGCTACATTATCAAAGCGGTTCATTTGTGTCCAATAAGTTGAATTTGTTGGTAATACTCCTGTTGTATTGTTTATATTACATAAATAATAGTTATTTCCATATTTAACAGCATCACGTCGGTCGGCAGTTCTGTAATATGTCTCGTTCGCTTGCCAGTTACCTCTAAAAATTAACCCTGGACCTTGCTCTCCTTGATCTCCCTTTTCTCCCTTTTCTCCTGCTTTACTTTTTGTGATTGTCTGGACAAGGTTGAAAGTTACACTTGTGCCATTCGCTCTTCTTGCTGTAATAGGATAAGTTATTTGAACCATATCTTGTGCGTTATTCATAGCCGAATGGTCAGCAACTGTACAGGTTGTTGTTCCACTTCCTGATCTTGCCCCTACTGTGATTGCGCTCGCAGGGCTAACCGTTGGTGTCCCAACTGTAAACCTGCTGTTAGCGATTGTGGTGTGATACGTCAATGCTGTCGATCCCTCAAATACTTGAATCGTTGTGCCTGAGCCTGTATAGTTTGAAACTGCACCAGTAGAACTAGAAGGAACTGTGTGAGCGTGGTTGGACAAGATTCCCCATACGCCATCAACCCCATTTACTCCATCCGTTCCATCTGCTCCGTCCTTGCCATCTACACCGTCCCCTACCCTTGCAATAGTGAAACTATCAGAGACGGTTCCATCTGAAGCCCTTATTGTTAGGGTAATAAAAGTAGATGTGTTTGGATTTACTGTTACTGTGTTCCCACTTCTTGTAACACCTGTTGGCGGTGTAGTTGTGAAAGAGGCTCCGTTTGTGCTATATTGAAAAGTAGTGATAGTTGTATTGATAGGAGTTCCTATAACGGTAAAGTTGGCTGATGGTGTAACTACGCCTGTGGCTGACACTTTGATTACTTGTGTAGCCCCTGATAGTTTGATGAGTGGAGCATCAGTACCTTTCTCGCCCTTTGGTCCAGATATACGCACAGCGGTACTCCAAGAACCCGCTCCACTTGGCGTTACGACTCTTGTCCTCATCCACAAGTACTCGGTTGTCCCTAAAGAGGGAGGAGCATCTGTCCAACCGCTTGTTGGAGCTGTTGTGAGGGACGTATTCTTTGCAAATTGATATTCGGTATACTTACCATCTACACCGTCCGAACCATCCTCACCGACAACTTTAACTGGGGTTGACCAAGTAACTCCGTTATCTGCGGATGTACGCATCCACTTGCGACCCTCAGCGTATGTGTCATGCCACTCTGCGCCCGATGGAGCGGTAGAGTATTGGACTTTTAAAGTTGGTGCGGGATCCCCTTTCTCTCCCCTGTCACCTTTTTCAACATAGATATCCCAGTAAGGGCTGCCTATTACTGGCTCTTCGCCTGTCTTGGGAGTGTCGCTCATAAAAATCCATACAGCACCATTGTGAGATACTTGATCGTATTTGTGATAAGTATAAGTTTCGCTATACTTTCCTCTAAAAACAGGAATAGGGTATTCTTCACCATCTGGGGTTTGAACGATATTACCTCTTAATACCACATTGGAGTTGAGGTATATTTTTTCATCGTCTGTATCAACTTCAAAAACAGATTTGCCTTCACCGAAAGGTTGTCCGTTTTTTGTTCCTACAACCCTAAATTTATCAGCTTGAATAACGAAATCGGAAACCCCATCTTCTCCTAGTGCGCTTTTGAATCCTGTGACGACTCCATCGCCTTCAATGTTAAGCGTATAGGAATCAGCTAGTTGTGCTATTTTGTTAGCAACAGAGGATAATTCGAGATGAATAGTAGATTCTGCTGATATATTTATAGACGCTTCTTCGATTGGTATTTGAGTATCCCCTTTGTTTGTATCAGCACTTGTTATAACTGTAAATATATTAAGCGTTTCAATATCCATTATAACAAGTTCTGTTCCTTTTGGCAAATCTCTTTGTAAACTTTCTACAGGTAAAGATGTTCTTAAACCAGAAATGTA